CTACGCGATACTCGCAGAAAGTCTGAACGTCGCCAGGTGCGTCCTCTAGGGTTAGTTCGACCATAGTAGCGTCGCACGCGTAGTCGGTGGTTCCGATCTTGAATACAATGTTTTGCGCTTTGATACGCGTTGAAGCTGCCATGATGACTGCCCTTTCTAAATTGTGATTTCGAGTTCGACCCGTTGGCGGAAATGCTTGCCCGCTAATGCTTCAACTGCCTGCCAGATTTACGCCGCCACTAAGCGAGGACTTTCCTACAGACGGCGAGCGTCTTATTCAACTAATGTCGTTATGCTGGGTAACGCCCGAAACGGATAAACCAATTGGACTCGACGACTGGCAGGCTTGGTTACTTCGTCATGTTCTAGAGCGTTACCCAGCAACCCACCCGCGTTACCCTGGCGAACTCCGTTATCGACAGGTTCTAATAAGCATGGGACGCCAGAACGGTAAGTCCGTTATCGGTGGCGGTCTCGGACTCGACGCGCTCATCTTTCACCTTGGCGACGTGTTGTCTATCGCTTCGTCTCTAGATCAGGCCACGATTATTTACAACCGTGTCAAGCACGTTATTGACGCTAACCCTTGGCTCGCTAAACGCTTCAAGCGCACGACCGAGACGCGAGGTATCGCAAAGGGAGACGGCACCGGAACTTACAAAGTTAGCCCGGCTAAAGAAGCTGCGCTACAGGGTAAGCCGTTGAAGCGTGTCATTCTCGACGAGGGTCACTTGGCGAAAGCGGGTATCTGGACGGCGGCAACTAAGGGAACGTCTGCCATGGACGACGCGACCGTCATTATGATTACGACCGCCGGAGATCAAGAAAGTAAGACTCTAATCAACCTTTACGAAACCGCGGATAAAGCAATCAACGGCGATGAGAACCTGGAACGTTTTGGCGCATTTATCTGGGAAGCACCAACGAACGCACCGGTCGACGACCCGAGCGCAATCATGTCAGCGAATCCCGCTATCGCCTGCGGACGTGTTCCAATCGACCGCGTTCTCTCCGACATTCGCACGCAACCCGAACATGAAGTTCGACGCTACACACTCAACCAGTTCATTAGCGGTTCGTCATCGTCCTGGTTGCCAGGGAACCTTTACCGCGCCGCAACTGGTTCCGGAGTTACCGACGTAAATCATGGAGTCTTTGGCGTAGACATCGCGCCGAATTGGTCGAGTGCCGTTATCACGGTAGCCAACACAAACGGCGAACTACAGGAAACCGAAATAGTCGCGTCGTATAACAACCCAACCGAGGATCTATTGTTCAACGAACTAAAGCGTCTAACAATGAAGTTTGCAGCTCGCGCAATCGTCCTAGACGACAGAGTTCTCGGCAACCTTGGCAAGCGTCTCAAACTTGCTGGCCTGCCGACCTGGCAACTATGGGGCAAAGAAATCTCCGCAGCGTGTTCCGGCACTTACGCCCTATTCGCCCAGGGTCTAGTCCGACACAATAACGACCCGTTACTAACCGTCCAAATGGCGAACGGCGTAAGCAAATACACAGGCGAGACCTGGCTAATTTCACGCAAAGACTCACGCGGAGAAATCGACGCACTCATGGCAACTGTCATGGCACTCTACGTTTCAAGTCGATCGCAACACGCCGGCGTTCAAGTGTTCTAAAAAAATGAACTAGTATGCTAGTCGTATGGCAACATTCTGGGAACGCATTAGCGGCAAGGTGGAAACACGCGCCGAGCAGCCGACTATTCCGACGCGTGCGGCAACTATCGTTACACCCGAAACTGCGCTATCTCTAACCGCCGTTTACCGTGCCGTTCAGATCATCGCAACCCCAATCTCGAAAATGAAAATCGAGACTTACCGCTACGCGACTGGTATCGGCGACCTAAAAATCGAAAACCCGCTACTCGTCAACAAGCCAAGTCTCACCGAATCACGTCGCGACTTTTTCTATGAGACTGTCGTATCCATGGCAACCGACGGAAACGCGTTCTGGTATAAGTCACTTGACAGCCAGGGCAAAGTCAACAACCTAACCGTCCTGCCACCGTATTCGGTTTCGGTCAACTGGAACAACGACCGCACCGCAAAACTTTACTACTACATGGGCAACGACGTCACCGACCGAATTGAACACCTGCGACTATTCGCAAAGGCTGGGGAGTTGCGCGGCCTGTCGCCAATCGGTTCAGCCTATAAGGACATCGCTGCGGCAATCGACCTACGCGACTACGCCGCCAACTGGTTTAGTGCAGCTGGAGTCCCAACCGGAATCATCAAGACCAACCGTCCAATCTCAAAGGACGACGCGGAACTAATGACCGCCAACTGGCACAACAAGCAGCAGAACCGCCAGACCGCCGTCCTCGGTTCAGGCGACACCTATGAAATCGTGCAGCTCTCACCAAAGGACGCACTATTCACCGAGGTTCAGAACCAGGCCGTCCAGTCAATCGCCCGTCTAATGGGAGTTCCAGCGCGTCTACTACTAACCTCGACTCCAGGCGGTTCAGATACTTACACCAACCTCCAGGACGAGAACCAGATTTTCTACCGTCACACTCTCACCGGTTACACCGATCCAATCTCGGACGCCCTAAGCAACTGCCTACCGCGTGGAACCCGTGTCGAGTTCAACTTCGAGTCTCTATTCAAGGCAGACCCAGCGAACCGTTTCCAAATGTGGAACACCGCGCTCGCCGGTGAAGCGTTTATGACCGTCGACGAAGTTCGAAACAAAGAGGGACTAAATGCCTAATGATCCTATGCCAGTAGAGGACGCCGCCATGGAGGCCGCCGAATGGGCTTTGCTCAACGAGCGTCAACAGAACCAGGCAGAGGACTATGCAGAACTCGCGCTAAAGTTCGGACAGTTTAACCAGGGAACTGGGGCAGACGGCGCACACTACGCACCGGCAGAGGCTAACCCGTTCGTTGCCGAGGGTCTAAAGTGCGGAAACTGTATCTTTTTCAACGAAGCAACAAACCAATGCCAAATCGTCGAGGGAATCCTCGAACCAGAGGCGGTTTGCAAACTTTGGATTATTCCAGAGTCGCTACTCGTCAAGCCTGCCGCACGTGCTGCAGACTGGACTTACATCAAGGGAGTAATTTAGTGGACATGGAAACCCGCGAACTCGAGCTGCGTCTAGGCACCGAGGAACGCACCATTACCGGACTAGCCGTTCCTTACGGTCAGGACGCCAACATCGGCGGACAATACATCGAACGCTTCGCACCGGGCGCAATCCGCTCAATCGAGGACGTCAAACTTTTCTACCAGCATGACGAACCAATCGGCAAGGTAATCGCAGGACGCGAGACCGAAGCAGGGTTCGAGATCATGGCAAAGGTTTCAGCAACCCCACGAGGCGACGAAGTTCTAACACTAATGCGCGACGGCGTGCTAAATAAGTTCTCAATCGGCTTCGTGCCAGTAGAACAGACCCGCGAGGGCAACGTCGTAACCCGCACACTAGTAGACGCCAAGGAGATTAGCGTCGTAAGTTTTCCAGCCTATTCGGGCGCGGAAATCCAACAGGTTCGCGAGGAAACAACCGAGCCACAACCAGAAGAAGAAAGTGAAGTAACTATGTCAGAGAACATGGAACTTGACGTTCGCACCGCGCTGGACGAAGTGGCCGAATTGCGCCGCGTTGTCGAGGCCGGTCAGACCGTCACAACCCCGGCAGTAGCCGGTTCAGAATACCGCGCTTATGGCGAGTATGTTAAGGGTCTAGTATCAGGCGAGGAAGCAGCGCAGAACCTACTCCGCACCGCTACCACCTCGGCAGACACCGTTCTACTCCCAGGCTGGCTAGGACAGATCAACAACCTTGTTGAGAACAACCGTCCAACCCTAAACGCGTTCAGCCGTGCAGCTCTACCAGCCGCCGGTCTAACCGTGGAATACGCTAAGGTTTCATCGAACACCCTAGTTGTAGACCAGCAAGACCCAGAGAACGAAGCACTTGCTTTCGGTAACATCGCAATCGACACCGTGTCGGCTAACGTAAAGACTTACGGCGGTTACACCTCGTTCTCACGTCAGACCATCGAGCGTTCATCTGTAGCGTTCCTAGACACCGCTTTCCGCGCTCTAGCCATTCAGTATGCAAAGAAGACCAACGCCAACGTTATCGCCACCCTAGGCGCACTAACCTGGACTGGTAAGATTTTCGACGCAGACGGCGGAACCGCAGCTTCACTACTAGAGGGAATCTCAGGCGGCGCGGCTTACATCGGTGAAAAGACTGGCCTACGCCCAGAGTTCATCATCTGTGACCCTAACTCATACTCGAAGATCGTTTCAATCGCCGGCGTCGCTGGAACCCCTATCGTCAACATCGACGGCACCGGTTCAAACACCGTTGGAAACGCTAACGTTCCTGCACTCCAGGCACGTATCTTCGGTCTAGACGTTATCGTCGACTTCCAGTTGTCAACTGGCACCGTCTACCTAGCCAACTCAGCAGCGGTTCAGGTTCTAGAGTCAGCAGGCGCACCGGTTCGCCTAAACGACAACATGGGAACTGCGTCAGTTACTTCGCTAACTAACTCAATCTCGGTTTACGGCTACCAGGCGATTACCGTTCCTTTCGAGGACGCAATCGTCAAGCTAGATATCACCGCGTAATAGGAAATCATGTCTGTAACGTTGGCACAATTCCAAGCCTATGTCGGCACCGATGAGACCACATTCCCGCAGGAATGTCTCACCGCTGGCTTGGCTTTGGTCGAAAACTACATCGGCGCAGTAACTACTGTTCCGGCGTCTGTCAAAGACCAGGCGACGCTAATCACGTCGTCGGAATTGTTCCACCGTCGCAGCGCACCTAACGGCGTAGCGCAGTTCGCGTCATTCGACGGCAACCCTGTTCGAGTGGCTAAAGATCCGCTAAACGCCGTTTATCCGTTACTACTTCGTTATGTAGGTTTCGCCGTATGACCAACGAAATCACTCTCGCAAAGGTTGAACTTAAACTTGACCTTGAAGCAGCGGGCATTAAGGTTCTGGACTATGTTCCGGAACGTATCGTCCCGCCTATTGTGATCCTAAACGCGCGTAACCCTTATCTAGCCGTAAGCGACCTGGCTAAAGAGTTCTACCTAAATCTCGACCTCGTTCTAATCGCCGCAACCGCGACGAACAAAATGCAGACCGAGAAACTGGACGAACTACTAGAAAAGGTCGTAAAGGCTCTACCAAGTTATGCGCGAATGTTGCCAACCGGCGCACCGTATAACCTACAAACAAACAACGCAGAGTATCTAGCAGTTAACGTTCCGCTAGAACTCGAAATCACAATTTAGAAAGGGCAGTCATCATGGCAGCTTCAACGCGTATCAAAGCGCAAAACATTGTATTCAAGATCGGCACCACCGACTACGCGTGCGACGCTACTATGGTCGAACTGACCCTAGAGGACGCACCTGGAGACGTTCAGACATTCTGCGAGTATCGCGTAGGCGGCGTCTGGAAGTTGAAATTAGAGGGTCTAACCTCGGGCGACACCGGTTCGCTATACCAGGTTCTATGGGCTAACTACGGAACTAAGGTTGCTTTCACCGTAGCAGCGCAGGGCAACGCAACCCCGACCACCTCGGCACCGCACTACACCGGAACCGTTGTATTTGACCAGTTGCCACCGCTTTCGCTAACTACTAACGAGGTCACTAAGTTCTCGGTAAACCTAACCGTCGACAACGCAGTCCACACCCCTGCAGCGACTCCACCGGTTTACTACGGCGTTACCAAGAAGACCGCCGCGTAACCCTAGACAAATGTCTAATGCGTCCGGTATCAAAGTCAAGGGCTACAAGGCAGCAATCAAGTCACTCCAGGCAATCGGAGTTCCAGACGCGGAAATCAAGGCCGCAGGAACAGCCGCAGGTGAACTAGTAGCTGCAGAAGCCCGGACTTTGGTACCGGTTCGCACGGGTAAACTACGCGACACGATCAAAGTATCAAAAGCACTAAATAGCGTTTCTATTCGCGCAGGAAACAACGGCAAAGTCCCTTACGCTAACCCTATTCATTGGGGCTGGTTCAAGCGACACATTCGCCCGAATCCATTCTTTGCTAAGGCTTTAGGCATTACTCGCACCGAGGTCTATAACAACTATTACGCGACAATAGATAAACTAATTGCAACACATTCAACCACCGGCACAGAGGAATAAAAACATGAGCAACAAACCAACGGTTATTGAAATCCTAACCATGGACGAAATCGAAGAAATTACTTTGCTAACAGGCAAGTCTTTCGAGGATCTATTCGAAAAGGGTTTACAACTCGGCAAGCCATCTAAGGCACTTTGCTGGGTTTTGGCGAAACGGTCTAACCCGGACGCCAAACTGGACGACTTTGGTAAAATGAACATTACAGAGATTGGAACGTTTCTAGAGGGTTTTTTGAACAACCCAAAAGAAATCCCGAACTCGTAGAAAGAATGGTTTATTTCTGTCTAGCGACAGGACTAAGCCCAGACGACTATAGGAAACTAACCGTCGCAGAATACACAAAGTTCTGCGAAGTGCTAGAGGAGAGGAATAACTAGCCATGTCTCTAGTGCTTAACGTCGAAATCCTAGGCGAGTTCAAAAACCTAACTAAAGCGACGCAGGGGTCGCAAAGTGAACTACAGAACCTAAATAAGAAAATTGGTTCGTTCTCGAAGTTTGCTGCTAAGGCTTTCGCATCTATCGGCGTAGGTCTATCGTTTGCTTTCATCACGCGCGAACTTACCGACGCTACTAAGGCCGCCGTTGAAGATAATAAGGCGCAGCAACTACTCGCGAAACAGTTAGAAAATACGACTGGCGCGAATCAGGCACAAATCAAAAGTGTTGAGACCTCTATCGCTAAATGGCAGGTTCAAAGTGGCGTTCTAGACGACAACATTCGCCCGGCTTATGCAACCCTAATTCGTTCAACTGGAGACATTACCAAGGCTAATGGCCTTATGAGTCTTGCTCTCGACGTATCAGCCGGAACCGGTAAGTCTCTAGAAGCCGTAGCCCTAGCACTTGGCAAGGCAGTAAATGGTTCAGAAACCGCCCTGGTTAAATTGGTGCCGTCCATCAAGGGTTCTAAAGACGGCATGGGGGATTTGCAAAAGCAGTTCGAGGGCGCAGCTGCAACAGCGGCTAATAACGATCCATATATGCGTTTTGGCGTTATCATGGCAGACCTACAGGAAAAAATTGGTGGGGCTTTGCTGCCAGTATTAGAAGATTTTTCTAGATGGCTTGCTTCGCCTGGAGGAACCCAGGCACTCAAGTTGGTTTCGGACGCAATCGTCGACATTCTAAATGACATGAAAGCGACCGTTAAATGGGTTGTCGCTAATAAAGACTGGGTTCTACCGCTTGCTGCAGGTATTGGCGCGATCACTACCGCTTGGAAAGTTGCTACGACTGCCGCCGAAGCCTATGCTGCCATCGCTGGAATTGCGAGTGCTGCAGGTGCCGCTGGCAAGGGAATTCCAACTGGAGTCGGAGTTGGTCTTGGCGTTCTCGGCACAGTCGCAGGCGTTCTATCTCTAAGCGGAGATACTGCACAGCCGGGCAAAGTCCCATCAACGACTAAAGCACCGGCAGTCAAGGGTAAAGCACCTGCCGTTGGAACAAACCTACTTAGCACAAAGTCGACAAGTTCGGGTATTACAGTCAATGTCACACAGGCCGTCACCGCTAAGACAATTATTGACACCGTTGCAAAGTATGAGAAAGCGACCGGCACGACTCTAGCGCAGGCACTTCGCTAATGACAACAATCGCCAATTTTGACATAAGTCAGCACCTAAAGGTAGAAATGTTTCTACCCATGGACGCGGACAACCTTTTCATTATTGGAGTGTCGCAGATCGGCGGAGACGACGTTCTAGGCGCGTCATCGACTTTCATCATCGGAACTAGCCTTATTGGTTCGCTCGACGTGCTATCGGATAACGCTTTACCTGGCTTCGCATGGCAGGAATACGAAGCGTCTACTGTTCAGGTTGAAACCGAACTCGGCGGCAGTATTCAGAATAGCCTATATTTCCAGCCAGAACCAGGCGCAGCCTCGATTACTTTACAAGGCTTCGACCTTGACCCTAGTGTCAATAAGTCAATTCGCCCAGGGGCAAAGATTAGAGTTCGCCTCGTAGCACCAGGTGTCGAGTCTTACCTATTCAACGGCTTCATCGACTCAATCGACGTCACCTATGGTTCAGACGACAACAACTGGAACACTATTCGAATCCGCGCCTACGACTCGCACAAGCGTCTAATGAACTCTCGCGTGGCTCACTACGATACGACAGGTTTCCACGGGGGCAGTCACGCAACACCGCTAGAGGCCATTACAACCGCCGTCACAGCTGCGGGTTTCACCATGTCGGCAAGTAGCGAAGTTCTCAATCACAAACTCCCTACTGAAAGTGATAACGACGTCATTATTGGCGCGAAAATTCTCGACGCAATCAAGACTGGCCTGGGCGTATTTTGGATCGAGTCAGACACTCAAAAAGTTAAGGTCATTGACCGCCCTAGCATTATCACGGCACCGCCGGCAGGCACATTCACCGTCGGCAACAATCATGGCGACCCTTATCACCTATGTATGTCGGATATATCGGTTCGAGCAGACAATGACGTCACGTTTAACTCGCTTCGAGTAGCAAACAGCAACAATGCTGCCGAGTATGTTGTCAAAATTGACCAGGACAACATCGACCTATATGGAATCTTTGCCCTGGACGTCGACATCAACACGACCCCAGACGGACAACTAACGAAATGGGCAGATGAAGTTTTTGCCCAGAACCCTACGAAGATCGTCAACCGTGTTGCAACGCCGGCCGTTGACCGAACTGGAACACTTACCGGGGCAGCGTTTCTAACCCCGGGAACGCCGCTAGGCGTGAAATACACCAAGTCGCCTTTGCTCATCGACGACTATTACACGATTACAAAAATAAGTCATTCAATCGACGTGAACAACTGGACGACTACTATGGAACTATGGAAAGAGTTTTAAATCATGGCTAGAAAAACATTCTTGAACGGTTATCCGCTACCGGCAAGCGACTTGAACACCTATCTTATGGATCAGACTGTTCAGACCTTTGCCGACGCAGCTGCACGAACCGCCGCCCTAGCAACCCCGACGTCTGGAATGATGAGTTACCTTGCCGACACTAAGCAGGTATACACTTTCGACGGCACCTCTTGGAACGCTCAGATCGACGCAGTAAACCAGGCAACCGTTTTGTCGAGTCGTCGCAATTACATCATCAATGGCGGATTTGACATTTGGCAGCGCGGAACTTCAGTTGCGTTTGGCGCAGTTCTCGGTTATGGCGCAGACCGTTGGCAAATAGTTCGTTCTGGCTGGGCGTCTGGCGCAACAATGTCACGACAGGCAGGAACAGGTAACGCACGATACGCGGCGCGTGTTCAGCGAGATTCAGGCAACACCTCGACCGCTTTCATATCTATCGCTACAAGTATTGAAACATCCGACTCAATTTCTTTGGCTGGAAAGACCGTAACCGTATCATTCAAGGCTCGTGCCGGGGCAAACTTTTCTTCCGCTTCATCTGTCCTAGCCGTCAACCTACCTTATGGAACTGGGACAGACCAGAGTTACATCGCAGGTTATACGGGCAACGTAGACAACTCCGCAAACGTTACGCTTACTACGTCATGGCAGACATTCACTAGAACCATTACGTTAAACTCGGCCGCCACAGAAGTGGCACTTGCTTTTACTTATACCCCAGTTGGAACCGCAGGCGCAGCCGATTATTTTGAAGTGGACGAAGTCCAATACGAGGTAGGTTCGGTTGCGACTCCTTTCAGTCGCGCCGGTGGAACTTTGCAGGGTGAGTTGGCAGCCTGTCAGCGTTACTACTACCGCAACACTCCAGGTCTAACCTATGGCGCACACTGTATCGGTTTTGCCGGCAGTGCAACCATTGGTTCAGCGATGCTGAATCTACCAGTTCCAATGAGAGTCGCTCCAACATCTGTTGAAGGTGCGAACCTTGCATTTGGCAACTATGCTGGTGCAGTTTTTGCCATTAGTTCGCTTTCATTGAACTCAGTTCTTTCAAATGCCAACTGCATTTTTATTGACTTTGTTTCATCCGCTATGACCGGAGGACAAGTCGGGCGAATTGGTAACAATAATAATACGGCTGGTTATCTTGGCTTCAATGCGGAACTTTAGGAGATAAAAAATGAATTTTAAAGAAGTTGAGTTTGCGACGCCTGATGGAACTCAAACTCATATCATCCTTGACTTGGGTGATGGGGCTTTTAAATCTTTCCCTGCCATTGCGGGTAACCCTGAATATGATGCTTGGCTAGAGTCACAGACCCCGGCACCTAAGACCGCTAAGAAGTAGTCATGGCAGAAACAACCGACCGCGAACTACTCATAACCATAGTTAAGGACTTGACCGAGGTTAAGACCGAAATGCGAGGTTATCGTCAACTCGAGAAAGACGTGCGCGATCTACAGAAAAAGATTTACCAAATGACCGGCGTCTCGGGAGTCCTCGGCGGCGTAATCGTGGCAGTAGCCCAAATCCTAGTGAGCATAAAATGACAACTTATTTTGAACCAATCAAGGGCGCAGGCGCAGAACGACGCGATGAACTAGGCAACATGGCTAGTTACCGAAAGCACCCGCACCGCGGAAGCGACTGGGGCTTTACTACCGGTTCAGCCGGCAAGCCAATCTACGCAATTACCTCGGCAACCATCGTCAAGAACTACTACGACGAGGCACTCGGCTGGACTATCATCACTAAAAACGGTGGAGACGATAACTTCATCGAATACAACCACATGCAAGAGGCTTCGCCTCTCAAGCGTGGAACTAGAATCGTTGGCGGGGAGACCGTTATTGGGTCTATCGGTTGCACCGGCACCGCATTATCAGGTTCAGGGGCAAATCACTTGCACGCGTCATGCGCACCGGCACCAGTCCCACACGCAGCGTCTTACGCAATCCTCCAGGATCTATTCAAACTAATTGGGGACGCACCTAAGCCAGTTGCAGCTGCAAAACTGGCAGCAAAGAAAGCACCGGCGAAGAAGTGAGAAAGTTCTGGAAGCGTATTCCTAAGCGGGCGAAGCGCGTAGCCGCGTTTATGCTTGGCGCAGGTATCGCGTTTCTAGGCGCGGGCAACATTTACGGTTACACCGCCCTCCAGTCAGCCGTTTTTGGTGCAACCGGTTCAATCCTCGGTCTAGCTATGGCCTTGTCATTTAACTACGCCGGTAAAGGTCAGGTCGACGAGAAAGACTTCGACGCCGCTATGAGCGACGCAATTAGTTCGGTCGCGTCTAAGACCAAAAAAGACGACAAATAGTCCGACCCGCGCTATAGTGTAGTCACCATGATTACACAGACAAAAGGGGCGACCCTTATCGGCAATTTCGCACCGGACTCCGACGAATGGCATGAAGCCAGGCGGGGAATCACCGGTTCAGACATTGGGGCAATTCTCGGCGTCTCACCGTTCAAGTCGACTTATACCCTTTGGGCAGAGAAACGCGGCCTAATCTCCGACCGACTAGAACCGTCAATCCCTATGCGACTTGGAACACTATTCGAGCAACCAATCAGGGAACTATTCGCCGAGCTGCACCCGAGTCTAGAAGTCATGGAAACGGGAACCTGGCAGTGCGACAGCCAACCGACTTGGAAAGCCAACCCGGACGCCATTATCCGCGATCAGGACGGCCAATTCGGAATCCTCGAAATCAAACACACGTCGCAATACTGGGCAGAACTACCTAAAACCTACTTCGAGCAAGTCCATTGGTATTTAGCCATTCTCGAACTTGACTTCGCTACGGTCGCAGCGGTCACAGGCGGACGCTACACGGAGTTTACGGTTGAGTATGACGAACTACACGCCGAACAGGTTTATGAAGCCGTTCACCGCTTTCAGAGACTTGTCGACACCGACACCGAACCAGACTGGGACGGGAGTACTTCAACCTATGAAACCGTCCGCACTCTCGCGCCCGGACTAACCGACTCCGAAGTCGAACTCGGAGACCTATGGATCAACTTGTCAAACGCAAAAGCAAACTTCGAGGACGCGGAAACGTTATTTACCTCGTTCAAATCTGCCACTCTAGCGCAAATGGACGGCGCGAAAATTGGCACCTATAACGGCGAACCCGTTATCGCACTACAAGCCCGCAACGGCAAACCATTCATTACATTCAAGTAGAAAGACACAGAACAAATGGCTTACTTCAACCTACACGCGTCTTGCGCCCCTGCCCCTGTACCACACGCGGCGAGCGCTGCCATTCTTAAAGACTTGTTCAAGCTCATTGGCGACCTGCCTAAGCCAGTTGCGAAACCGGCAGTCAAGAAAGCCCCGGCGAAGAAGTGAAAATCTGGCGTCGTATCCCTAAACGTTATAAGCGTGTCGGAGCGTTCACGTTAGGAGCAGGAATTGCGTTTCTTGGTGCCGGGTCGATTTATGGTTATACGGCGTTCGACTCCGCTCTATTCGGAGCAACTGGAGCAGTTCTAGGCCTTGTTATGGCGTTGTCGTTCAACTACGCAGGTAAGGGCATTGTCGACGATCGAGACTTCGATTCGGCTATGAGCGACGCCATTAGTTCGGTCGCGTCGAAAACTAAAAAGGACGACAAATAGTCCGACGTGTCTTATAGTGTTGTC